ACCAAGAGCCGTTGCCCCTGTGATGTTTAAAGTACCACCAACGGCTACGTTACCAGAGGCTGAAATACCCCCGCTAAGAAACAAATCCTGAAAACGGTTGCTGTTATCGCCTAAGTCCACGGTATCAGTGGCTGCGGGTAGGATAGCAGTACCAGAATTTACCTGTACCAGTTCACGCCATACGGCTGCACCAGTGCTGTTTCCTACACAAATGTATACACGGCCAGTAGTAGTGTTTTCCCACAAAGACCCCGGAGCATAGCCATCATTATTATCGTCTGTTACGGTAGGAGTAGTTGTGGCATCCAGTTTATTTTTACCACCAATACCACCATGTTCTGCGGGAAGATACCCAGCTACAGAAGTAGTTAGATTAATCTTGGGAGAGTTGCCGGAAGTGCCATCATGAGAGTGCCCAGAGGATGCATTAAAGGCAGCAGATACTTGGTTAAATTCTGCATTCAGAGGGGGTGCGGTAATGTTTGCACCATTGATAATGGTAGCAAGGGATTGCCGTGTATATCCTGCCATCTTCTATCGTCTCCCTGCGGGTGTAAATTCAAAGACCATTCCTTGGATTGAGAATGGGAAAGTCTGCCCAACAGTCACGAAAGTTGCCTGTGCAGAAAAACCTGATCCTTGAACATCTGTGGTCATAATTGGTTTAGATGAACCGCCGTACAATACGTTGGCGGCGTTATATGTAATATTTCGTCCAGCATATCGTGTTGGAGCGCCTGTGGACTCCTGAGAGTATGTTGATGGAACACTGGTATCTCCATCTCCCCAGTCATAAGTCATTGAAAGTAACATCTCCAACGGACCTTCTGCCCGAATAAATGTATTTACTTTCCTTAGCATCTTACGTGTTTCAGTCTCACCAAAATCTAGATAGGGTGTGGCATAAACAGACACGATATCGCTGTTGTTAAAAGAAGTTCCGTTTTCTTGTCGGTGTACTACTCCAGAGTAATCTCCATGAAGTATAAATTCCGTTGTACCTACATATCCGCTTGTGCAGCAAGAGGCACGTATTCCAAGTAACTCACCAAACTCCCAACTTATAGAGCCGCTACTGTTAGTAAGACCACCAATAAGCCCTTCACTATCAGTTTCATTCTTTAGATTGCTTCCTTCATCCTGTTGGAAGAAGTAGCGTATCTGAGACTTGGACCTAATAACTACACCACTTAGGGTGTTCATATCGTTATTAGCAATGGTATCTACAAGGGTAGCCTGAATAGGTTTACTAACAGTTTCAAGTTCTACATCACCGATACGGGAAGTTCCTGCCACAGGTCTAAACCCATCAGGTGCTAGGAACATTAAATCGCCGCCGATCTCCAGTACACTGTCTCTGGCAACGCAGCCAACATTAGAAGTAACATTCTCTATAATAAAGTTATTAGAGGTATTTACGTTAATCTTCTTAATGCCGTTATCCCCAAAGACAAACAAGTCATCGCGGAACGGTTTGATCTGTACTACGTCAAATCCTGCTGCGATTTGCCCTGCTCCAGATGCACTGGTCCAATCGTACATACCATCAGCATCTGCTGTGTTGGTAGGGGCAGAGTGTGCTACTATAGCGCGAGAGGCTTCGTGTCCGGCAAGAAAGAGGTGGTTTTTAAATACATCGACAAGAGCGGGTGCATTAACGGCCTGAGCGCCTCCAGCAGTATTAGAACTATGTCCAGCAGTGTACCCTCCACTATTACTAGATTTTATCTCTTCCCAGTGTGATCCATCGAATATAATGGCTGGGTTTACTCCATCTACAAAACAAATCTTGTTGCCTGTACCGAAGTTAAAACTTACATGGCGTAGCTTCTGTACGGTTAACCCATTTAAAGTCATTGGCCTAGTAACAGAATGATCTAGAGTAAATTTTCTCCAGCCAATATATGCCGTGTAGTAATAAAAACTATAGTTGCTTCCACCAGCATCTTGCCGTGCAGCTATTATCTGTGTTGAATTAGTTACGTCATTCTTAAATATAGCTAGGCCAAGTACTTTTCCTTGACCTGTGGTTTGACCGTCTACAGTAACCTCGCCGTAGTCATTGTCATATTTACCAAAGCCCTCAATACGCCGATAGCCGCCAAATAATGACGGCTCATAATTAACTAATCTGGTAGCCGATCCGGGGGCATTATCCGATAAATCAAGATGATTTTCGTTACTGTTAAGACCACCACTACAGACCAGTTTGAATGACTGGATTTGGTCAGGCATTAAAATCTAATCCTAGTATCACGTACAGAGGCAGTATTGTTTATGTACAATGTCTGAAGGTCTTTGATGCCTTTTTCAAAGGCCATGAAAGCAGCCTGAGCAGACTCCATGTTATCCTTGAACATGTACATGTAATAAATAGCGCCGTCTATTAACACACTGTCGTGGCTTTCTGGAACTCGCGTTACGTCAGTAGCATTCGTAATATCAGTAAAATTAAGAAAGTAACTGAAACGAATACTATATGCTTTGTCAGGAGATGGAGTCACTCCATAACCATTACCGTGAGAGGCGAATGCAAAATCAGGAATACCTCTACCAGTATTTCCTGAGTCCATGTCGGTGTCTCTGTGGTTCTTAAGCCAGTCATCACGATCCATGTAGGCTAAGGTCTTGTACCCAGTTCCTAGACTATCGTTCTTCTGTATCTGAAAGCTATTCCAATCTACGGCCTTGAAGTATTGAGGCCAAGTATATTCTTCTTGTCCGACTACCAAAGTGGCAGTGTGTTGGGCGGCATTGAAAGGCCACTCGAACTCAGACTGGTTTATTTTAGCTAGGGCTGATTTAACCGCATCCTTCACTAGAGCCTGTACACCCCGTATAGTATTAAATTCATCCGCAGCTATCTCAACTTCGTTGAGGCGGCGAAGAACTAGATTACATAGATCAAGGTAAGTAGACGGCATAAATAAACCTCAAAAAGTGAGGGGCCAGTGCTTGACCAGCCCCTCTGTTAGTTCTAGGCTAAGTTGTAGTTTGCAGTGAACAGAGCTTCAGGGCGAAGAACTTTACGCCCGTAAAGTTGCATCCCGCGCACAACATCCGCGAAGGTTGTTTGACTACGGAAAGTTTCTGTTTTAGCGATCTGCTCCGCAGTTGCTACAGCAGAACCATGACCAGCAACCAGCACACCAAAGTTAGTTTCAGAACCCGCAGCAGCGGCAGTTCCTGCACCTGTACCTAAGTAAGGAAGGTTGTTAGACTTGTAGATGGAGAAACCACGGATAGTTCCGGGCAACTTACCATTACGCATCTCATCACCACCGCCGAAGTCAGAATTGATGAGCTTACTTGACTCGTCCATTAATACTTCTGCGAATACGGGGTCAATTACAAGCCACCGTCCATCTGTGTCCACATTAGCAACGTCCATCTGACGGGCAATACGGTTCATGATAGCCAATGGAGAAGTGATACCACCAGCACCACCACCAGCGGCGATTGGGATAGAAGTAACTTCACCGTCTACACCAAGATCACTTCCACCGAAGTCTGTGATATCCAGCTTGTTCGCTGCAAGTAATTCGTCATTACCAGCATTGGTATCTGCTTTAGTACCGTTGATATCGCCAGATGCTGAACGCCGCGCCCATGAGCTTGGAGTCTTCCAGCCTGACATGTAGCCAAGTACTTCTGCGTCAAAGGTATCACGCAATTTATAACCCGCACGATCCGATGCTAAATCTTGGAACGAAACGTGGGAGTGCGCTTCCTCGATATCGTCGATAGCGAATTGAAAATATGAGGCTTGATCGACGATCATTGTGAAATCAGCGTCAGTCAAGTCTTGCGTTGATAGAGCAGTACCACGCTCGTAGTTAGTGATTGTGATATCTGGTTCTTTGATGATTTTAACACTGTCACCAAACTGAGCGATTTCACCGCTATAATCAGTGTTAGTAACTGCATCAACTACAGAAGCCTTGCGAAACGCTTTCTGTACTTTTTTAGAGTAGATAACTGGTGAAAAGTTACCTGAGTTCAGGTTAGTATAACCCGATGCCTTTGGGAATGCCATTTGTTGTCTCCTTGAATGAAATGGCTGTAAGTAAGCCTCTACGAATAGAAGCAGCTAAATCAGACAATTAAACGTCAGTGTCAGCTTCTTTGGAGTATCGACAAGCGGGTCCAAGTCTACTGGTGGACTTCTGGTATTATTATCTGGAGGGGGAGAATATGGGGTATACTACTACGAGTGTCCTATATTCTAGTTGTTCAATGGTTTCATTATAACACATTGAGTTAGTTACTGCAATAGTTAACTGTTATAATATGCACCCTCATGGGCGCATCCGAAGGATACAGTTGATTGTTTTTACCGTCAACTATACCCTTCGACTTATTTACCGTGCAGCGCCGGAAATATCGTATGCAAATTGACCAGAACGGATAGCTTCTTGAATTGCTTCCTCGTTCTTTTCAAATTCTGCATCACTCATGTTTTGGACCATACTCTCAGAGTAAGTAGCCCGTTTGCCTGTGGCAGGGGAAGACGATGATGTTCGTCCTACTGCTTGAGCAGCAGACTTACTTCCCTTGCCCCCACGCTTCATATCAGCCTTGTACAAGTCAATTGTACGAGCCGCCCATGTAGCATCTGTGTTGTTCTTATAAACACTATCCTGCATGGCAGAGGGTTGCATAGAAACCCACTCATGGAACTTA